GCAATAATGTATCTTCAGGTAAAGAACCTAAATACTTAAACAACCAGTTAACAGTTTCATTCCATCTTTGATGTAAAGTATGTTGACCTGGAACAAGTTCAATACCTGGAACAGAAGAACGAAGTTTTTCAGGAAACTTCATAATATCTTCTTTAGTAAACTCACCATTAGCAAGTTTAGTGCGAAGATTTATACCATCATCACTAAACTGTGGAACAGTTTTTTCAACAGTTGCACGAATCCAATTTAAAAATTGGTTAGAACTTCCACCACCAAAAGACTGAACAGCATTTTTATTAACAGTTAAATATCTTTTACCATCACGTGTTTTAAACCAATTTAAAATTTCAGCATCATTTTTACCTGATAAGATTTTTAAAGCAACAGAATCTTTACGTATTTGCTCATTGGTATAATAAACCATTGAGTCATACCATTCTAAATCTGAAGGATCAATCTTTTGCCAAGATGCTGTACGCATAGTAGAAGCCATATAAGAATTTTGAATACTATCAGAGTTAAAATAGTTTCGTGCTGTTTGAGCACCAGATGCTTCCATTTTGTACATAACATCACCAAGAACACCATCTGCTGCTGAAGGAACCATTTGACCTTCAACCATAAATGGTCTAGCTGAGTATTCTTTTTCAAAAGTTGCTTTATTTGAAACAGCAGCCATTTTATCTATAATACTTAAACGTGCTTTTTGAGAATCTCTAATAGCAACCCAAGACTGTGAAAGTTCTTTATAAACTTGGCCCATTTTTTTTAAAGCCTCAAGTTCAACAGCAGAAAGTTTAACACCTGATTTAACAAAAACATTAGACATTAAATTAGGGTTAAGAAGATCTTTATCTCTTTTAACTTTACTAATAAGTTTTTGTAAATCACGAACTTCGGTATTATCTGGAAGATTCTTTTCTTTTAAACTCGCTTTAACTTTATTAAGTTTTGCAGTTAAAGAACGAATTTCAGAAGAAACTTGTGCAGAGGTAACGCCTTGACCACGAAGTTGTATAAATTGTTCAATGCTATTAGAAAACTTTGAAACATCTTCAACAATACCATCAAAAGTGTTTAAAACAGATTGTTGATTACGAGCATTTAAAACACGTTGAGAAAGGATTTCACCAATACTAATATAATCTTTAGCACCAGGATTACTATTAGCAAAATCAAATAATGCTTGTTCAAACTCATCTAAATCTTTATTAGAAGGTTCAAGACGACTTTTAATAATAGTTCTAAGATCACGAACTTTAGCACGTGCTTGAGTGTTAAGAAGTTTACTTAATTGGCGAGCGTCACGTTCTAAACGAGCAACAGTGTTCATACCTAAATTAATTTGGCCTTCAATTTTTCTAATAGCAACGGTAGATTCAGGAGTTAATCTTTGATATTGTTTACCATAATTTTTAGCAATACGTCCTTTAACATAGTTTTTAGGACCTAAAGCAACACCTCTAGCGGAAGAAGAAGCTGTGTCTTTTAAGAAAGAAAAAGTATTAGAACCATAAAGGTAGGGAAGCATAGTTGAAAGAGCTACAACACGTGCTGCACCTTCAAAAATGTTTCTTTGAGTATAACCAAGACGTAAAAGAGTTATAGGTTTCCAAAATGAATAAATTTTATCCATAGTGTTTTCAATAACATCAAGTGTTTCATTTGTTCTAGCAGGAACACCTTTAGCAACTTTAAGTTGAGAAAATTCTTTTAAAACAGATTCAAGTTTATTACCAGAAGCATATTGTTCAATATCGCTGTCAACAATAAGTTTTATGGTTTCTTTATTCTCTTCAATAATTCTTCTCATCATACGTGTATCCATCATAGGAACAACGTCTGCTATTTGAGATTCCAGTAAAGCTGTACCTTCTAAATCTGCTTTAGATAAATTAGTTTTTTCTAATGCTTTAGCAAGTTGCGGAGCAATAGTTGGCAAACCTTCATTATCTATTGTGACATATTTATTTTTAATAAAACGTGCTAAAGCACCAGCTTTAGCTTTAGTATGTTGTGCTTCAAGATATTCAGCAAATATACGGGCAGCATTAATTTTTTTAGTATCAGTAGGATCAATACCTAATATTTTAATAACTGCTTGTTCAGTAAATTGTTTATCAAAATTTTTAACCCACTCATTGCGTTCAGTTTTATTTTTAGCCATAAGGTAAGTATCAAACTGTTGACGTTTCCAATTACCGTCTTTTTGTCTACCTAAATCTTTTGATGCTCTTTGAATAAGAGCCATAACGTCTTTGTGTGATTGTTGGCTTGTTGCGGCACCAACTTTTAACCAACCCGGAGGAAGTTCACCAATCATACCGCCTTGTGATAACCAAGAAACCATACGCATACGCACACCGTTTGGTGATTCAAAAACTGTTTGATCTAAATAAGTTTTAGCTCTTGCTAAATCGGCTTCTGCTTGTAATGATGATGCCCATTTCCATTTAGGAATTGAACGTGTACCCATAACACCATAAAGACCTTTTGGCTCTGGTGCAATGTTTCTACCAAAACTGTCTAAAATTTCATTAGGTTTAACTTCGCCTCTAAGAACACCATCAAGCCAATCAAATTCTTTTTTAAGTTCATCAACAATAGCTGCTTTATTAGCAAAATATGAATCATATTCTGCTTTACTCCAAAAAGGTGCATTAGGTGATTGACCAAGTGGGGTATTTAATTCTTGTGTAATCCAAGCATCTACTTCAATTTCATCTTGAAGTCTTTGTTTAAGGATTGCAGAACGTCCAGCAAGTCTTTCATAAGAAGGTGTATGACCAAAAGCAACAGAATAAACATCTGCAACGCCTTGTCTACCAGCAATACTTTTAGCTTCAAATAAAGCATCAAGAACATTCATTGTTGAAGCATCTCGTTCAGATGCACCCCAAGCAAGATCTGCTCTGGATTCTGCTTTCATTACTTTGTCAATAAATGGTGTTGCTGCGTTAACTTCACCTTGTGCTGCACGCTGAAATTGATCTGCAACTCTTTGCGCTTGAGAAGCATTTTTAATTGGATTAATAATTACAGAACGGCGTAAAGCACTATATCCGCCACCAGCAATAATGAAAGGATCACCGGCAATATTGTAACTTAAATCAAATATACCTGAACCAATAGATGCTGCTTTATTGCTATCAAAATATCCTGAAACGTCATCAATGTTACGCCAGTCAATTTTTTCAATATCTTGAATACCTGGAAGAATATTTGCGCCACCAAGAAGTGTTGCTTGTCCTGGACTAATATATTTTGTTGCTTCTTGTGCTGCTTCTTTATTACCGTAATATGGTGAGTTTTGTGAGTTCTTTAAAATTTGTGTTGTTAAAAATGGTGCAACATACTTACGGTATGGTGTTGCCATAGAAATAGCTTGTTGTGTTTGTGCTTTAGATTGTTTAAATAAAGCAGTACCAATATCTGTAACAGGAGGTTGCCCAGGTTCCTGTTTAGGTGTTTGAGGAGTTAATAATGCTGCTTGTTTTGCTGCTTGTCCAGCACCAAACGAAGCGGCACCTCCAGTAACAACTTCACCAAGGCCTTCACCAATGCTTTTGAGCCAGTCTGTCCAAAAGTTCATTGTTACCCTTCAGTGGTTAAGTTTGCTAATATTTCTATAAATTGATTTCGGTCATCATCTGATTCCCAAGGAATGTTTGCTAACTGCCAAGTTAAACCAAGATTATCTAAACCTATTACGTTAGTAAAAGCGGCAATATCGTTTGCTAATTTCATTACTATTTTCTCATTAATTCTTGAACTTTTGCCATAAATGTTCTACCCCATATTTTAAAAGCATCAGGAACATCTGGTTGACGCATCATAGTATCAACTATTGGAGCATATTTTGAAAGAAGTTGAACATCTTTCATTTCATTAAGTTTATTACCCATTAAACCAAGGGCTTCTGAACCTGGTCCAGCACCACCATCATAACCAGCTGTAATTGGTTCATCACGGTTTAAACTTTTTTCTGCAATACCTACAACTGGTTGTGAGGCTGCGGCTGATGCGAGGCCCGAAGGCATACCTGATTGTTCAATACTCGAAGCCGCAGCCAAAGGAGCAGAACGTTGAGTATCTACCAACGCTTGTCCTTCTCCGTATGGGAGATCTGGGACGTACTTGGCTGCTTGTGTAGCGTCACCGCTTTGACCATTACCACCACGCGCATTAACATTCATAGGATTGTTTTGCGATGCTGTAGGTCTCATTCCACCTCTTGCCATTATTTATACGTCCTTAAATTAATTGTTTATTTTCCAGCGCGTTTTGGTGCTGAAGTACCACGTGTACCAGATGGTTGTTTGCCAAACATAATTGTTGACGCACCTGGTTTTGCAATGCTTGGAACACCAGATTTTTTAACTGGTTGTTCGTATGCTTTTCCAGCAGAACCTTGGTTTGCTGGCTTCTTGCCGCCACTAAATGACTTCATTTGTTTCCTTTTCTTAGCCCGCAGGGACCATTCTTGTCACGCTACTAGATAGCGTGGGTTTACCAGAACCGGTTAACCCGGCTAGTAAAGATTGTAAAGGTGGTCTACCACCTGGTCCCACTTGTCCTGGCACCACACCACGTGGACCACCAGTTATTGCACTTAATCCTGAAGCACCACCGGAGGGAGCCTCACCTGCGGAACCGGGGACGGGTTGTTCCATACCAGGGGCTGCAGCCTCAGCAGAAGGTGGCGGTGCCTGAGGGGCAAACGCTTCCGCGATTACCTGCTCTATAGGTTGACCTTTTTGTCTACCCGCTATAACTGTTGCAATACGTGAAAGAATCTCACCAGGATCTTGACCCTGTGTTGCCAATGAAGGAATCGCTTGAGCGTATCCACTTATTGCTGCAACGAGAGAATCGCGCAGTTTTTCTATTTCAATTTTTTGTTCTTCTTGTGTAACATTTATTTCCCAAGGCATCTGACGGCGGAGGAAGTCACGGGAAATTAATTGGTCTCCACGCGCTTGAAGTCCGAATACCAAAGCCTGGTTGGGGTTTAATCCGGCCATCAGTCCATAGGTGATGTCAACCGTATAATCCCCATCAATATCTTTCTTGGGGGTATAGGTGATTTCATAAGGTGCGCCAGCATCTACGCCGCGCACAGTCTTTTCAATATTACCGAAAAGTTTTTCATCAAGTTCAAAGCAAAGTTCAAATACTTGTTTTAATGCTTCAGCTAAAACTGATTGTGCTGTTTTAACTTGTGTATCAAATCCACCCATAAGGGCTTCAACACCACGACCAGTAACAATAGAACCTTGGCTTACACCTTGTCTACCTTCAGGGTAACGTGCACCCATACGCATTTCTTGATCAAGTATTGCTGATTCGGTAAATAATCCAGGGGGCACATTTAAATCAACACGTCTAATCTTTTCAGGAGATGCAGAACGTATAGTTGCGTCAGGTCCCATTTCAAGGACGTTAACATCTGCCGGCAACGCAAAAGGTGCCTGAACAGATTTTTGTGCCGCCTCAAGTTGCAAAGTAGCAAAACGGGCACGTGCGACTTGTACCCAAAGAACATCATCAAACTGTCCACGTTGTTGCTCATCAGAGTCAACACCAGGACGGACAGCGAAAACAACATTAAGTTTACCAAGAGGATTCTTAGCACGTTGTAAAACGTAGTTTGCGCGTTCAGGTAGAAAAAGAACTGTTTCATTCTTATCCATATAGCGCACAAGTTGAATAGGGCGCATAGAACCACGTTGTTCAAACTTACCAAGGATTACAGATTCGTATTCTGGGAAATCGTTAACTAGATCTTGTGCAGCTTTAATGTAAAGTTTTGTGTAAGACAACAGACGACCAAAGCGGTCAAACTCAGGATAAGAGTTAATAGGGTTATCTATGCGAATACGTGGGGCATTGTTTTCGTAATCAGCTTCAACAATGAAAGGTAAAGCACCGAAAGTAATATATCTATCGGCACCGGTAAACATTTCAACTTGTAGGCGTGAAGTGTCTCGGTAGCCGGCAGCAATCATTGTTCTCTTGTCGGCACGGGTACGTGCACGGTCAGATACAGCGTTAGTTGCTGAACAGTTAATAGCAGGCAGTGGTGCAATTACTTCAGCGATGTCTCTTGCGGCAACGTCAATAAAGTTTGCCACCATAGGTTTAGGGTATTCGGCAGGGAACAAACCAGGGAATACTTGGTTTATGTTTCCTTTACGTACTTCAAGTACGTCACCCCAACGGGCATCACGGTTTGCGTAACGCTGTTTTAGTTGTTGATAGGCGTTAGCAATATCTTCAATCTTTCTTGCCACATTAATCCTTTAGTAGGTTATTTCTTTTTCTTATTTCTATTTTCGTACGCTTTAGTGTTAATTTTTTTAGCATCTATTTTAATAGAACTTGCTGCTTTTTTAGGATCAGCAATAGGTGACATTCTACCTTGTAAAGCATCATTCTTTTTATATGGAAGACCTGTTCTTTGTTTAACAGAACTGAAACCAGATTTACCTTGTTTAGAAACAGTTGTAACAATAACTTTACCAGCATTACGACCAGAAGAATTAGTTTCCGTAACAACTCTTGTGTTACCTTTTTTATCTTTGTAAACTCTATTACCTTTAACATATTCAATTAAATCTTTAGAGTCTTTACCAATTTTTTTCTTAGGAGTTGCTTTCTTTTTAGGCATTGCCATATTAGTACCATCCTGCGTTAACAGCACGCTGTTTGCGTGCATACTCTTCCAAATCAACAACCTGTCGTTTGGCTAAATCAATTGGTGTAGCAAAAGGGTTACGAACCCAAGTCTTGCCATAACTACCCTGCTGGTTTACATAATCCCTTAACTGGGTTTCAGCGAACCATAAAGCCATCGGACCATCCTGTTTATTCTTTGTACCAGGAGACCAAGTGATCAGTTGTTCAATAAGTGCTTTAACACCCTCAGACTCCGCTCGCGGAAACTCAATAAGAGCATTCCTAGCTGGCTTACCATCAGGACCATAAGAGCCAAACAAAGTACCAAGAGAAGCGACCCCGTATTCAAGGTCCATCTTGTTATTGCCCGTGTAATGTTGTACAAGACGAATACCCCTTGATTGCAAGAAAGCATTAATTTCTTCATCGCGAGTTAAAAACAATTGGAAAGCGTTCTTCTCAATAACCCAAACCGCAGGTTTATATTTCTCAGTCCAAGTAAAAATTATTTCACGAATACGCTGAGGTGTAGGAGCAGGCATACGGCTGGCATCCAACAAATAACGTTTCTTAG